ATTATACAATATTACTGATAAGTTAGATAATTCATTGTTTTATTTTACAAAAATTAATACAGAAAATAAAATAAATATATACTTAAAAAATTCTAAAACTAACGATAAATATAAGAGATTAGAAATTAAAGATTATAATTTAGAATATTTCAACAAACCATATTCGTGGAAATACCACGGAATAAATACGGAATTTAATTTTATAAGTAGTTTTATAAATGAATTAAAGTTTTTAAATAAAAATAAATATTCTTTTAACTTATATATTGACAATTGTGATTTTACGACAATCGATAATCAAAATATTAATTTACATAATTATGTTACAATTATAGGTTACTTATATTCAATTGGTTTTAAAAACTTAGAACTATACTATTAAGGGGGAGTTAAATGAAATTAGACAGACAATTTGGTTTATATTCAATAGATACTAGTTTCTTTTATACTGATAAAGAACGAAAATATAGCAATAAAATAAGTCAATTTAATAAGAGGAAGAAAAAATTAAAAAAGTTATATAAGCGAGAATGCGAAGAAATTAAAAAGTATAATTTAGAGCTTAAAAAAGAATATTCTTTTGATGAGTATGAAAATATATCTAATCAATTGAGAGAATTATATTCACAACGAAAGCTCTATATAGAAAATAAATTTAATTTAAAATCAAGTGATAATTATGATTTATATGAACAAGCTGAGAATCAGATTAAAAATTTAAGAGAAGCCAAATCAAACTTCGAAATAGTCGAAATGAATGGTAATCTAAAAAATGTAAAAAACACATCTATTGGCTTAAAGTATAATAAAATTAACATATTGATAAGTGGCTACAAAAGACTGTTACTAAAAGAATTTAACAAAAATAAAGATATAATAAGGTCAATTACATATGATTTACAACCAAAAAATAAAATAGCTATGTTTGAAAGTAGTTTATCAAGAGCGTTAGAATTAAATAAAAATGTGGAAAATAATGAATTCACAGAAGATTTAATGGTAATTAGAATATATTTTTATAAAGTCTTTCAAAACATTATTAAAAATGGATTTTATTTTAGTAATTATAAATATGTGTTATGGAGTGCTTCGAGCGGACAGATTAGACAAAAAAAATGTGTCTTTATTAAAAAACGTATCTACAAAAAAATACATAATAAAATCAATTGTGGTTTAACCTTAAAGAAAATTAATAATATTCGAAATATAATGAAAGATAAACAAAAAAGCAAAATGAGAGGGTGTAATGTAAATAAATATTTAGCCTATACATCATTAGCATCTACTGCCTCTGAATTATGGGAAGATTTTAATATTGATAAATCTATTGTTGTTGATGATTTTGAAACAATAGTTAATGGATTAGTAGATTATATCGATTATAATGAATATGACGAAAACAATTTGTGGAAGATTACAAGAAAAAAAATGGATGTAACTATTCCTACTATGGATGGGGCTGGAATATCTTTAGATTATACTGGTATGTTTAGATTACCTTGGTGTAAAGGTTTATTGTGTGAGATACCATTTGATACATTTATAAGAAAGTATAAACAGAAATTTCCTGAAGATAATACAATAGGAAAAGTAAAAGATATTTATGGAAAAGAATATGATATTTTAGAAGATGATATACAATACATATTTACAAAATCACAGTTTAAAATGTGGAAGTATTATGATAGTTGGGATAGATATAAATTTTATTTCAAAAGGTATGGTTGCGAAGCATCTAAGAGTAATGGAGATATAATTAAATACAAAAGAGCAAATTTATCGTATCAACCTTTACAATCTTTGTTTGAAATGACAGATGACGAATTAATTAAACTAACTAACGAAACAAATGAAAACGTAAAATCTATTTGCGATGATAGGGATAAAGCTTTAAAAGTATTGGGAGCGGTAAAAACAAATAATAATATGAATTATTATCAAGAAGCATTATATTTATATCCTGAAATGCTTACTGACAAATATAGTAAAAAAACATTAAAAGATATTAAAAAAAGCATGACAAGCAAAGCTAAGTATGGCAAGGTATTAATAGATGGAAGTTATACTTTTATAATTCCAGATGTGTATGCATTTTGCGAATGGCTGTTTTTACATAAGGAAAATCCTAAAGGATTATTAAAAAGAGGAGAAGTTTCTTGTAAACTATTTAACAACGAAGATGAATTAGATATGATAAGAAGCCCTCATTTAAATTTTTCTCATTGTATTAATAAAAATGTTTTAAATGATGAAACAAAAAAATGGTTTAAATCAAATGCCATTTATTGCAGTTGCGATAGTTTAGATTCATTGGAACTTATGTATGACGTAGATGGAGATACTTCTTTAGTTATTAGAGATAAAACAATAATTGATGTTGCAAAACGAATAAGAGAAAAGTACGATATAGTTCCACTTTATTATAAGTTAAAAAAAGCCAAAAATAATATCATTAACAATGATACATTATATGAAGGGATGATTTCTGCATATTCAAATGGGAATATAGGCGAAGTTTCAAATTCGATTACAAAAATATGGAATGATGGGAAAGTTGGGAAGAATGAATTAAGGGCTATTTCTTATTTAACACTTTCTAATAATGTAGTGATAGATTTCGCTAAAACTTTATGGAAGCCCGACCAATCGAAAGAAATGGAAATATTCTTGAAACAATATACTAATAAAAAATTGCCACATTTCTTTATATATATAAAAGACAAAAAAAAGAAAGTGGATCAAGTAGAGATAACTAATAGTAGTTTAATAAATAGACTTGAAAAAATTATTCAAAATCCAAATATAAACTATAATATATATAATTGTGGAAAATTTGATTATAAGAACTTAATGAATGTTAAAGATATAAGCATTGATGATATTATAGCAAAAAAAATAATTGGAAAATTTACAAAAGATAGTTTTAATATTAAAGATTTTAAACATGAGGATATTGAAAATGAAATTAAAAATGATTATTCAAACATACAAATTAGAAATAATATGAGTATTGTATGTGATGATGTTGATTACTTAGTTAATGTTTTAGTTAAATATTATTATAGTAATAAAATTGAAAATAAGCGAATTTTGTGGGAGGTTTATGGAGATATTATAACAAATAATATAAAACGAAATATTGATTTAAACACAATACTATGTTCTAAATGTGGAGGAAGATTTAAACCTAAAGCAAATAATCAAGTTAATTGTGAAAAATGCCAGAAGGAAATAAGAAGATTGTATAAAGCACAAAAAGAAAGAGAGCGTAGAGCAAAGTTGCGTGGACATTCAGAATATTAACGCACCTTACTGTTTTCAATACTTACATAGATTTCAACCAAAATGTGTATTTTTCAACAAATCAATACAACCCTTGAAATTTCAACATTTATTCACCATATGTTGAAATTTCAATCGAGCCATAAGGGAAAGGGAGATTAAATCAATGTAAAATTAAATTGTAAGACGGAGTTTAATTCCCGTTCTCTTAAAATAAATTAAAAATTAAAAGAAAATAGGAGAAAATAAAAGATGATAACAAAAGTAGATTTAAGAGATTTAATAGCAGAAGAGAATGAAATCACAAAGAAATTAGCAGAAGAATACATAGAAGTAGTATTTAACGGAATTAAAGAAGCACTTAAACAAGATAATAAAGTTCAGCTCCAAGGTGTAGTTACATTTGAAGTAAAGGATACTAAAGCAAAGTCTGGAACACTTACAAATAAAGATGGTGAAAAAATTCCGTGGGAAACCGAAGCAGGTAAGAAAGTTTCAGTCAAGCTTTCTAAGTCATTTACAAAAGAAATTACAGGTGAGTAAAATGGCTAAATCAAAATATACGGAAAAACATTCTGTGACAATAGAAGGAATATTAGATTTAGAAAATATGACGGTTGAAGTTGAAGATATAGGCGTTAAAAAAATAAAGGATGTATTAGAATGTTTAGACGGATGTCTTATGAAATTAAATGGTACATCTTCTAATGAATTAGAATAATAAATTACAGATTTTATAAATTAAATTAAAAAATAGGAGATAATAAAAGATGAGAATAGAAATTAGCTTTACAAACAAATCTAATGAAAATTTTTCAATTGGAAGAGATGTTGAGAATGACTTTGAAGATATGACCGAAGTAGAATTTTTAAATGATTCATATAAAGCATTTTTAAATCTTTATGGTTATCCTGTAGGTACAGAAGAGTTTATTACAGTAGCAGGATTTGATGAAGATGGAGAATATTACTGTGATTAACAGATAACATTGTAGATATATAATCAGCCCTATACAGAAGTTTCTAAAGACCGATAAATTTTTTCATAATTCCTCCTTGGAAGTGCTTAGGCACTTCTGTATGGGGCTGACAGCGTTCTTCGGGATGGGAACGGTAAAATATTGATAGGTAGGCTTGTTTTTAACAGGTCTACTTATCATGTCTAAAATTAAATTAAAAAGAGAATAAAAGAGGGATTAGATGAATGATTTAGAGCGAAGAGAAAATGAAAGTTATCTTGCTTATGCTAAGAGAATAACTTTTGGTAAAGCTGATAAAACACTTGATATAGATTACGTTGAGTGGGGCAGTGCTTTAATTGATAAAGAATATTCTTCAGAAAATTTACGAAAAGCATTTTATTTTGTAAATTCAATGTTACAGAATATTGACGTTGAAATAGAATCTAATTTTACTGAAGATGATTTAATAAAAGAAATTGAACAAAAGAAAATTGAACTTCAGAAAGAAAAAATAAAATTTCAAGATCAACGTACTGCTTTTAATAAATTAATTAGGGAACGTGCTAGGCAAGAAGAATTAAATGATATTCTTATAAATGTAATTAATGATAGTAATTTACCACAATTAAACTATACATATAAAGAACATAAACCAACAAACAATGATTTGATGGTGAGTTTGAACGATATCCACTATGGAATAAACATTGAAAATTCATGGTGTACATATAATTCTGATATTTGTAGAGATATGTTCGAGGATTATTTAGATAGAATTATTCAAATAAAAAAAACACATAATTCACAAAATTGTTATGTTTGTGCCAACGGTGACCTCGTAAGTGGATTTTCGCACAAGGCAATTTCTATTGAAAATAAAGAAAATGTAATTCAACAAATTAAAGGGGTTTCCGAACTTATATCTAATTTTTTATTTGAATTAAGTCAACATTTTGATAAAGTAATCTTTTCAAGTGTTGCTGGTAATCATAGTAGATTAGAAAAAAAAGATGATGCTTTGAAAGATGAAAGATTGGACGATTTAATTCAATGGTATATAGAAGCAAGATTACAGAATGCCAATAATGTTGTTATTAATAATGACAAATTGGACACAACAATGTATTTGCTTAATATTCGTGGTAAAAATTATTTAAATACGCATGGTGACTATGATGATAGTAATTATAAAATATTATCTTTAGTATCAATGGTAAGCGAACCAGTGTATGCGGTTTGTCTAGGACATAAACATAGAAATAAATCAGATTATATTCAAAATATCAAACTTATTATGGCTGGTAGTTTTCAAAGTACAGATTCTTATTGTGTACAGAAAAGGATAGTGGGACAACCACAACAATTAGTTTGTATTTGTGATACGAATGGTATAGTTTGTAGTTATGATATAAATTTTAAAAATTAAATTAAAAGTTGGAAATAGATATGGAAGAGAAGATAAAAGATGATAATGTGCGAGTTATACGTGATTATAAAATCGCATCCTTTTTAGTTGGCAAAGGTTATAAAATCGTTAATATAAAAAGACATAGGGAATTTATATGTGATATTACAAATTTACCTTGTGATAAAAGAACCGTATTTGCCTTTTTAATTGAAGGTGATTTTTTGGTTGATTTAGAATATGCTAAAGAATTTTATAATGATTTAAAAAGGGATGAATAAATTAAAAAGTAAATATAAGAAAGAGGTGGTAGCTAATGGCTACAGCAAAAAAAGCTACGCCAAAAAAAGAAGAAGAATTAACAACCTGTGTGCTTTGTGGTTTTCAGGGTAAAATCACGTACTTTTATAAAAACAGGAACACACTACTAGATGAACACTATTCTTTATGTAAAAATTGTGCCACAAGAGAAGGCAATATTAATATTGAAAGAACGCAAGAAGTATTAAGATTATTAAATATTCCATTTATACCAGAACTTTATAAAGAAAGCGAAGGTAAAGAAAATGTATTTGGAAATTATTTATTATTAGTTAATAATCCTAAAAAGAAATATGATAATGGTAAAAATATGTCTGATTTAGTATATTCAGATTCCCCAACACATGAAGAGATTACAGATGTAGATTCTTACATATTTGCTAATAATGAAAAAATAGGAGATTTATATTCTTTGTTTGGCTCTACTTGGAAGAAACAAGAGCTTCTAGCTATGAACAAAGAATTAGACGAAATGATTGTTCAATATGGTGGAAGTAGAGATGATATGGCGGTCGTTGACTTATATTCAGAAGTAATTCAAGCTAAATGGTTGAGTAAAAAAGCTTATAATGAAAATGATATTAAAAATGGCAAAGCTATGTCAGAGTTAAGACAAAAACTATTAAAAGATAATGGCTTATTACTTCAAGACATGAAAGAAAAACAAAACAGTCAATCTTTTGGTGTTGAAATTGATTATGCAGAAGATGAACCTATTATTCCTAATAAAAAATATTTTGACGTTGATGGTATTAATTTTATGTTCCAAAAATTCATCAAACACATGGAAAGATTTATAAAAGCCGACAAATCACCAGTAGATGCAGATTATGAAGAAATGCAAGAATATGTAGATACTCATGATGAATATTTTGAAGAAAATAACGATGACGAAGATTTAGAAAATAATACAGACGAACAAAAAGAAGAGTAGGTGATGTTGTATGATTGGTATATATAAAATTGTTAACATCGTCAACAATAAAATATACATAGGTCAAAGTATAGAGATTAAAAGAAGATGGAATGACCATAAAAGTGAGTTAAAACGTAATATTCACCATAATATATATTTACAAAAATCATGGAATAAATATGGTGAAGAAAATTTTATATTTGAAGTTATTGAATCTGATGAAAATTTCAATACGGATGATTTAAATGAATTAGAAATTTACTATATAGATAAATTAAAAACATTTGATAGTTCTTTTGGTTATAATTTAACTCAAGGTGGTTTTTATAATGAAAGTAAAATCAAATCAGTTATACAATTTGATAATTTAGGTAATATCATTAAAGAGTATAAAAGTACAGCAGAAGCAGAAAAGGAAACAGGTATAAATAAAGAAACCATTAGAAGTAATGCTAATCCAAATAAAACAGGCAAAAGTGCAGGTGGTTTTATTTGGATATATAAAGAAGATTACGATAAATACGGGTTTAATATTGATTTTTATAAAGATTACAATATAAAGAAATGTTTTAAAAGGATATATCAAATATCTTTAGATGGCGAAATTTTAAATATTTTTAGCACTATAAAAGATGCTGTTGAAAAAAGTGAAGTAAATAAAAAATCTATTGAAGCTTGTTGTGATAAAAATAAACCCGAAAATAAAACTGCTTATGGTTTTATTTTTTGTTATGAAGATGAGTTTAACGAATTGGGATTAGAAAATATATTAAAAAATAGAAAAAAGTATACTTCAAATAGTAAAATTGTATTACAGTACAATAAAAATGGCGAATTTATAAATGAGTATATTAGTGTGGGCGAAGCTAGTAGAGTTAACGGAATAAATGCTTCTCATATTTCAGGATGTTGTAGGGGAATAAGAGGCTCTGCTAAAGGTTATATTTGGAAATATAAATAAATTAAAAAACAGAAAAGAGGTGATGCTATGGCAAAGTCTGTAAAAACCAAAAAGAAACCACTTGATAAAGCTAAAACAAAAGAAAGAAGACGTAGAGAGGGTGTTCGTGATTGGACAGACTTTTACTAGCTGAACCGTCAAAATCCTCACAGATGTATTAGTACACATTTCCAATGTACAACTTTTACGTGGTGGCAAGACTTAATGTTTTACTTGATGTTTAAATCTACAGTATTTTTTGGGATTATGACGAGAGGAATCGGCAAGAGCTATATTATAGGTTGGTTCTGTATAGTTTGGTGTACTATCTTCCCACGTTCAAGAATTGTAATTGCATCAGGCACTCGTTCTCAAGCCAGATTAATAATTACACAAAAGGTATTAGGTGAAATATATAATAGATTTCCAAAAGTAAGACAAGAGATAGATTTAAAAGGTTCTAGTGTTGCACAAAACGATACATACGTTAAATTTTGGAATCAATCAGAAATTGTCGTTGTTACTGGTGGAGATTCGAGTCGTGGAAATAGGTCATCGATAGTTGTATACGAAGAAGCCAGAACTCTCGATTTGAGTGTAATGAAAAATATATTATCTAAATTTAAGCAAAATGGAGATAGGCAACCAAGATACAAAGAGAATCCAAAATACAAAAGATATAAAAATCCAGAAAAGAAAAAAGATATTTATATATCATCTGGATGGATGCAAAATCATCATTTATATACAATGTGTATGGATGCCTATAATAGCATGATTGATGGTAAAACTCAAACTGTCATGTCATTACATTGGGGATTTCCAGTTGTTGACGGATTTATGGATTATGAAGATGATATAGTAGCTGAAAAAAATAAATCTGACTACTCTGAAATGTGGTGGAGTATTGAGAATTGTGGGCTTTTTTGGTCTGAATCTGAAAAAAGTTTTTGTAGTTATCAACAGTTAATGGATATAAGAAAAATTAAAAATCCACTTATGCCAATTCCACATGAAATGTATTTAGATGATAAAGCAATGAGAGATTGGAAAAAGAAAAATTACATTCCAAAACAAACAGGAGAGATAAGAATTTTGTCAGCAGATATCGCCATCATGGGTGGATCAAATGATAACACAGTCTTTGCTGTATTAAGATTAATTCCAAATGGAGATAGATATAAAAAATATTTATCATATATGGAACATGCTAATAATGCACATTCAGAAATGCAATCAATAAGATTAAAACAATTGTATGATGATTTTG